AAAGTAAAGTCTGATAAAGGAGACAAACTTACAGAAGCATTAAAGGTGAAGCTTGTTCCATAAAAATTTATAGCCGCTCCGGAGATGTTATTAACATACAGGTAGTTCCACCTTTTTGTAGCAGAGCCCAGGTTATAAACGCCTGTTGTCTTTGGTAATAAGTTCTGAATTGATAATGTAGTATTGGCAATATAATCTCTAACAAAATCCCGTGAAGCTGTCGTATCATTAACACTTTCACTCGTTCGATAGATAAAATAATCATCAAGACCAACCTGCCCGCGCTGTGTCGGATTTTCTGTTGCCGGTAAAATCATTGTACCTGCCTGAAAATTATTGTTGCCCGTGTAACCTTTATTCCCTGTAATTGTTTGAGTAGTAGAGAGGGTCATATAATCACTGAAATCAATACTGCCAATAAGCCTTATTAAAATTGAGTCCTGGATAGAAACTGTGTCATTATCCGGTCCGGAGAATCTAAAATGATCCGGGTTTAAATATCTTGCATACCCTTCACAATCACCTGTTCCGGTTCCGTATTCTTGTGCACGCACCCAGCTACGATACGCAACTGTGTCTGTTCCATTAATAAACTTTATAAACGATTGCGTTCTTACCCAACGTTGAGAAGCAACTGAATCGATTGTTCCACTGCTGTCAATACCGATCATAATTACAATCTTTCCACCAACCAGGGCGGTTGCAATCTCACCTTTCTTAAGTGCAACGTTTGTGCTTAAGTAAATTGTATCAATCGCTAACGGATTTAATTTCATATTGTTATCAAACTGGTTAGCCACTCTTGTCATCCTGTTTTCACCAATCCAGATATGCTGATAGCGGTTGCTCAAACTTACACCTGCAGCGCCTGCGCCATCCGGATCGATATAGATTTTATACTCACCATCGGGAACAGCCGCGCGGTAATAAACACCATCCTTGCCTGTGTCCTCAGTTAATTGCAAAGCTCCGTCCGGATAAGTGGAGTCCTGTGGTACTAAATAAATATATGCTCCCTTCAATGGTCCGGAATTAGTAGCAAACCTTTGCACATAGGAGCTTGTTTGAGCAGCTGCAATTGAAGCTATAAAAAAGATTATAAATAATATTCGTTTCATTTTAATTATCCTCAGCTTTATAAAACATCTTCTGTGTTAATTGGATTATCAATAAATACATCATCTGCAGATGGGGGAGTTTTAAGGTTATTCTTTGGATTGACATATTTTGTACTTTTAAACACGAGCAATAAAGTATCGGCAAAATCCAAAGTGTCTAACCATTGCTCTTCAACGCTTTCCAGAATGAAAGGAATATATACCGGGGTAGCATCAGCTGTTTGATAAGGCGGAGCATCCCTGTGCAAATAAAACGCTCCCTGCATTCCTTCATATTGTTTTATTTGTTCATACTTTTCTTTTGCAGTAAATCCGCTTTCAGGATCAAGATCGTATTTGAACAGGTGCATCATAATTTCAATTCGTCTGTGCTTCCCTTTCCAAAGAAAATTCCTGTCACCATTTATTTCCGCCTGATGCATCAGTACATCTAATTCAGGTTCATTTTCTAAAATATTAACCCAGTCTAAAAGTACTTCTTCTTCATTCTCACCGTCAGGATCATAAACAAACTTCGGAGCTCCTACGCCGTGTAACATTATAATGCTCCTATATAAATGGCTTCTATTTCTGTTAAGCCTTTTGAATAATGTTTTGTCATTTTAATTGGCTGGAACTTACAACCATCATAATTGAAATCTTTCAGGTAGTCATATGTTAATCCAAACATCTGGAAATAATCTACCCTGCAATTTTTAATATTTCCCCGGTACGTGTACCAGAATTTGGAAAGTAAATCCCCGTGATTCTTAAAAGCGTTTGAATAAAGATTTGGATCTCTTGACTGGTAAACATCAAATGTTCCACTTGTAAACGAAGCGCTTGCAGTAAATGAAATAGAAGCATCTCCGGAGCCGCTTACCTTTGTTAGTGTTCCGCTAGCTTCAGGGTCATTCGTCCCGTCAGTTCTGATAACAGTAATAAATCCTGTAGTAATAAATTTCTTATAACCAATTACTGTAAATTCAGAGCTGTTGTTTGAGTAAACATCCCCCAGGGTTACACTAAAAGTAATATTAGGTATAGTAAAATAAAAACAATCATCTCTTGCAGCAACTGCTTTAATATTTGAACCTGAACTTGCGCCGTCAAAAAATCCTGGTAATGCTTTTCTTAACAAATATCTTTCTTCAAGTTCAGTAAATGTTCCTTGTTCGTAAGGTTCTGATGGATCTGAAATATTTGTAGTAACTTTTACATAATCAATTAATCCATACCTGTAACCCTTCCTGTGCTTTTTAACATTTACGGTTTGAATATTATCAGGGTTATAATAAAACAGCTTTTTAAAAAACGCTTTATTATAACTAACCATACCTGCAAATGAACACCAATCGAGAGCAAGTTTTTTAAGTACATCACCAACGGTTGATAAGCCAAAGCTGGAATCGAAGTACAATGGATCAATTAATTGGTACAATTCCTCTAATACTATATCCATCAAAGGAACGTTAATGCTTTCCTTTAATCCATAGAATTCCCAATCGTGAATAATTTCTAAACTTCCACCGGAATAACTGATGGATGAATTAACGAGGCTAAATATATCTTCAAGGATTGTAACAATAGAATAATAACTGGATGAAGTATATGAGAAGGGATTTAATGCTGTACTTTCATCGTTATAAACCATTCTCTTATTTATAACATCTGTTTTCGGAGCCGCATCAAAAGTTATTGTAAACTGCCCTTCATCGCTATCTATTCCATCTTCAATAATATGCCCGCTAAATTCTTCGTCGCCATTAAGTTTAATCGTAACCAGTCCTTGTATATCAATGTTCTCACTTTCAAACAACAGGTTATCCAGGAAGCCTTGTGGATCACTAATCTTCAATGACATCTCACCTGGTAAAGCAATCGCGTTTTCAAGATCATATTCAATTGTCTTATCACCCCATTCCAATATCTTCAGCGCAATATCATCAGCATCCGTTTCAATATCGTCACCCGGTACATTTACTGTAAACTCAAGAATGCATTGCATTGTATCGCTATCAGCATCAATACATAAAGGTTCAACAGGAAAAGTAATTCTCTCTATCATCTTAACCGCCAAACCTTTTTCTTACTTTTTCCTGGTTGCGGTTGCTTACGTAAATATCATTTGATGAAGCAAGCTCTCCGTAAATGCCAATACTTCCGGTATTGTATTTTTTAATGCCCCGGTAAAGATTCACATTCATTGCCTGGACAGAATTTACAAGCCGGTTAATATCATCATTCTTAATTCCATAGTTCTTATTAGAGTTCAGTGCATCATTCGGAATTATATAACCATTCTTTTCAGGTATAAATAATTCCGTTCCCCGTTCTCCAACTTTATAAGGTGTACCTGCAGCTACCGGACCACCTTCAGCTTTACCAGAAATTGCAGCAACAGCAATGCTTGCACCTCCGCCAAGCCCGAATAAACCGCCAATAAAAGAAAATAAACTTAATGCAGCATACTCCGCAATCATTCTTTCAATGGAAGCGATTGCAGAATTAGCAAAACCTTCAAATGCCTTTTCCATAAATGTAGCATTATCAGCAGTTCTAAGGGCTAACTCATCAAAAGAACTCATCGCTCCGCTTACAAATCCATCTAATGCGGCTCCAGCTATTTCACTTTCTTTTACCCAGCTATGAAGTATCTCATACTCCGATCCAAACTCGGATTTAACTTCTGGTTTCCCATTTTCATCTTTTACAGGATTTAGTGTTCCAGGAATACCATAGTTATCCATCTCACCTGCAGCTTTAACATTTTTAATACCGCCGGTCTGCTTCATTTTTATTTCAATAAACTTTTCATCAAATAACTTCTGTTGTAATTCCAGTTCTTTATTAAGATTATCCAGTACTGCTTTATGCCGTTCATCGTCAAGTTTGGTAAAGGTTTCATTCACATATTCCATTATTAAAGTTTCATCAATACCGGCTTTGTAGAATGCGTCAACTTCTTTCTGTAAAAGATCAAACTTATAATTGTAATATGTATTGGAAGACTTGCTTAGACCTTCATATAATTTTTGTTCTATATCAGAAATCTTTTTAGTTGAAGACTCAATGGTCTTTGCAACCGAATCTTTTACAGCATCTCCGTCCGTTTTAACTTTATCAACATTAAAAACATCAATGCCCTTGCCTTCCTGTTTTAATCTAAAGGCATCTATTTTGGTTTGCATAGCATCAAGAACAGTCGTAAGATTAGTTGCCATTTCATAATTATGCGTTTGGTCTTCCCCTCCTACAGCAGCCCAGCCCGCGTATTTAGATTGCAACGCCTGTACTTCTGGCAATAATTCCGTTAAGGTTTTTTTACCTCTTTTAATACTTGAAATGATTTTCCAAATTGGTGAAAAAGCTTCATCCCCGGCGCCAAACGTACCAAGTCCGCTTAATAAACCAGTTGTTGATTTGGATAGATTAATGTTTGCGGCTGCAATTTGAATGTCAACTAATGCTTTTTGTTGTTTTAATAATTCACCTGTTAATTTTTTTACATCATTAACAGCTTGCCCGCTTGCTTTTTTTATCTCATCTAATCCCTTTGAATAATCAAAAGTGTTTGTAATTAATGATGGATATAATTTCTGCTGCTCTGTTAAAATTGTATGTAATTTATTTTCTGCTTCTTTTTGTGCATCACTGCCTTTAACAAGTTTTAAACTTTCATTATATAGCTTATCATATTCAATAGAGACATCATTTGTTTTGGATTTTAGATTTATTAAACCACTTATCCTTCTTTGTTCCGCTTCGTTTGCTGTTTTGCTTGCTTCTGTAGCTTTTTCCTGATTTGCAATAGTGTTTCCATAAACCTCATTCAAAGCATATAACCCGGCAACTATACCAGCTGCAATTCCAATCAATCCAAGTAAACTAATTGAAAAGGCTTTATTGGCAACTGTCCCCGCTTCTGTTGCAACTGTATTAGTTATAGTTGCAGTTGTTTGTGTTTCTAATGCGCCGGCAGCCGCATAAGTTTCTACCTTCAATAACTTTTGCATTGTCTTTAGTTGAAGTATTTGCGGTATTAAAGGAACCATTACTCCACCTATACCAACAATTCCGCCAAATGCAACCTGCCCGGCTTCACCGGTTCCAACCAAAGCATCAATTACCGGGATTAAACCTTCTGAAATTAGGTTGCCAAACTTTACTTTCGTTTCTTCAACAGTAACACCCAAAGCTTCAAGCTTATCTTTTTTGTCCTTTGCATTATTAATCGCTTCTTCATAGGTCATTCCGGAAGCCTGGATGACTGCATTAAGCCGTATCTGTTTTTGTGTTTCAGCATCAAGATTGTTTATTTCATCGCCGTGTACCTTTGCCAGGTCATTTACAATTTCCTGGTACTTTTCTTTTTGAATGCCAAGAGATTTTAAACCACGCTCATTCCCTTCAGTTGCATATACAGCTTGTTGGAAACTTTCTTCAAGTGATACTCCCATTTCATCACCGGCGGCTTCAACCATTGCAAATAGAATTACCTGGTCACGTAAGGAAACCCCAAGATTTGTTGCCTGGTTAGAAAGTTTAATAAGATTTGCTTCAGTAACTGTTCCTGCAGTAGCTTGCCTGAATAATTGAATATCATCTGTAGTACCTTTAAAAGTAGAACGCAGTACTTCAACCTCAGCCCCGCTATTAACCATTTGCATAAAGTCGCTTGAGATCTGTCTTAGTAATTGATGAGCCTGGTTGATACCGGTAACTATCATTCCGAACTTTGCCATTTTATCCACAGCGTTACCGGCATTTGCAGGAGTTTCTTTTAATTCCTGGTTTAGGTTTCTAAGAATTCTTTCAACGGTTTCAATTCTTCTTTTCGCACGTTCAAGCGTAGCAACATCAACATCCAGCTTAACAAGTTTGTTAAACCTGTTTAAAAGGTTTTGATGGATTGTTCTTAATTCGGAGATCTTCTTTGTAGCAAGGTTTGTTTCTATAGAGAGTTGAAACTTCTTTGCTTTCTCAAGCCGGCTTACTGCATTTGCAATTCTTCCCTCTGCAGTCCTGAGGTCATTATTCAGCTTATCAAGCTTTAGTCCAAGCGGTATATCAATTGGATTTGCCATTACCAGCGTCCCTCATTTTTTAATTTTTCAAATTCTTCTTTTGCTCTTTGCTTAAGATCTCTGTCTGTTTCAGGTTTCAACTTTCCGCCATTCTGATAGTTTAGAATATTAGAAGCCTGGTCTAATAGATTACCAAATCTTCTTTCTGTAATTGTGTGAATGTTGATCCCGGGATAAGTAGCAAGAACTAACGCTTCCGCGATTTCTTCACTGATTCTGATTCCGCTTTTTTTTTATCTTCTTCTTCCGGCGTTTCAAGCTTGTTAACCAGTTCAACAATATTCATTATTTCCTTTTCAGGAATTTTCTTTTTAAAGTCTTCAAATGAAATATTCGGTTGCTTTAACTTAAAAGAATCATAAGCAGCTTTGTACATTTCATCCTGGTTAGAAAAAACATAAAGCACAATCTCACGACCCGAATAAAACTTTTTCATTTCATCCATCAATAAAGCCAATTGATGATCGCCATCTTTTACATTATCCTGGATAAATTTAAACTTTTGAGCACGTACTCTTTCCTGAAGCGAAGATAAGCATACATCTTCTCTATTCCGTTCAGAGAAGATGTATTCAGATTCACCAATTTTGTATGTAATAGATTTTCTTTCCATTAGACAGTAGGATCCGTCTTGGTTAATTCACCGGTTCCCTCAAAGGAAAATCCAACCTTAACAGCATCCGTTCCGTCAACAGCAACGTTAATATCTTCTTCGCCAATAATTATATCACCATCATATTTTATGTTGTCGTCAACATAAAACTCACCGGCAACCACAGAATTAAAAGTTGGTCCGGCGACACCCTTTTTTAAGAAACCTTCAAAGCTTCCGTCAAAGCCAACTAACTTTGCAGGAAGGTTTGTCATATTTCCGCCGCTTCCGGAATCATTAACAGGAACAGGTCCGGATGTTTTCTTTTTGATGTTCCACTTTGTAATTTTAATTTCAGTCGGCGTTGCGCCGTACTTTACCATTCCGTCCGAGCCGGAAATATTATCTCCTAATGCCATTTTATTTTTCTCCTGATTTAATTATGTAAAACTTCTGTTATCTGGTTCCCATTTCTCGGAAACCTTGTAAGTAACCTCAAATTTTATATCTGATTCACTTCTTGTTTTTTCATTCCTCTCAATTTCCAATTCATCTTCAACCGGCCTTATCACGAAATACCCATACTTATTCTTAAACGTAGAAATGTTTTTATATACCGCGTTGTAAATATCAAGCGTTCTATTCGTGATAAAATCATAAGTACTTGTACCTTTAATTGCCCCTAAGCCTATCTCTATCACTAATGTTTGTTTGCCGTTTTCGTGTATCACCTTTTTATCTTTAACATTAATTACTTCACTATCATCATTCGAATATGCATCAACATTCCAGTGATCAACTTTTTCCGGATCAACGTTTGTTAAATATCCGTTTGCTATACTTATTGTTTTTATAATTGCAACAATATCAAGTGCAATTGCTGTTCTAACGTGCATTTAAAACCTTATAACTAATCTTTAAGTATTACTTTAGTTAATAAAAAATAAATTCCTGTAGTAGACAGGACACCAACTATGTAGCCAAAAGTGAATGTATCATAAAAAGGTTCTGGCAAGGGGAAAATCTCTTTTGTTAGAAAAAGAGTGTCAATCCTGGTGATTATCTTTTCATAAACTGTTGCAAATATTTCCAGACCTTTACTAACAACGTCTTCAGATAGAATTCTTAATTTATATTCCGGAGTATTGATAGTTGTATCAAGAGCTATTTTTTTTTGGATACAGGAATCAATATTATTTACAACTTGCGAAGCCGGTTTTATTTTTGGTTTTACATGATGAACATTTGAAACCGGCTTTACTGTAGTATCAGGTTTCCCAATATTCACATGAGAAGTATCAGTTTGCGGAATCTTAACAGATTGAACTCCTAACCGGTACGTCAAATAATGCGTACCGGCTAAGAAAATTAAAACAACAATACCGTAAACAAGATATTTGTTCATTTTACTTTGTATTACCTTCGATAACCTGTTCGGTTGTCTTGGTTTTACCGTCTGGAGCTTTGCCTGTAAGAACCTGTGTAACAATAATAGATATTGCGATGACAATTCCACAGATTACATTAACTATTGGTGGTAATGTAAAAGTAACAGTTGGGGCAATCGCAGTTACAGCAGCAGGTAGTCCCACAGTAGCTACAGCCGCTCCCATAGCAATAGCTGCATAAGTTGTTAATTTGTCTTTTAAATTTGATGTGATCATGATATTTCTCCTAGTTTTTATTTATAGAACAATGACCAGAAAAACGCTTATTAAAAACACTGCAATAACAGCAATCAGAAGAATGCTGCCTAATTTAATTTTCATTGTAAAGTCCGTTTAGCTCGTTCATAAAATTCTTTTCTTTGTTCAAGTCCGTTAAAACCACCATTGATTTTTTTAGTAAGCCATTCAAAACCTGTCAATGCTCTACCTCTCCAACTGTAAGAATAATCAGCCGGTTTATCGCAAATGTTGTTAAGACTGTTTACAATCCAATACCAGAATGCGCTTCTTACAGCATCTTCCGGATTTTCTAAAAATTCAGGATTGTCAATCAAACGAAAATCAGCATATAGAAACAAACTACATAGTCGATAATTGTCCCTGCCTGTAACTTGTATTAAACCTCTTCCTTTGAACTTGACACCATCCCCAGGGTAAATGTTGCCTAAGTCCTTTCTACCCTCATACGCTTCACCGCTTGCAATTTCTCTAGTATATTTGAATGATCCTGATTCGTGTACAATCTGGGCGATAAAACAGCAAATCCTTTCTTTTGTGTTCACATAATATTTATCCCAGCATTCATTTAGTATTGGAGTGTAAACTCTCAAATTCAAATCTGAAATGTTCGGAGCTATTTCTTTTAACTGTTGCTCTGTAATTTTCATTTCTCATCAACCAATCTTTCTAAAATTTCTATCGATTCCAGAAGCGGGAAAACTATATTGCTGGAGCCGTCCAATTTAGATTCAAGTGTTGCCTTCCTGATATGTTTTAATGCTTTGTTTATTTCCACTTGAATTTCTTTCACTGCATTAACAAAGCCATCCTTATCCATTAAGGGTTTTTGCTCATTGTCCTTTTCCGCTCCACAATTTTTATAAAAGATTTCTAATTTCGTCATTACTTTATCCGAATATTTTCATAATCAAATCTTTCAAACTAACTCCGCCTATCGCAACAACTGTTACTGCAATGATGATGTAATAGAGCTTGTATTTTTTTAGCAAATAATGAAGCTTGCTAAAATCTATTAGAAAAAGTATCGTTCGCTTTATATCATCCAATTCTTTCTTAATATATTTTGAGTCCGCGTGTAATTCACTAACAAGCTCTTTGACTTTCAGCGTTCTTTGCTTTCCGTTTACCACTTCAACAATGTTATCTTTTTTCAACAGAAACAAATCGTCACCTATCTGCTTAAAGGTCTCATTTGATAATTTTTTTAATTCCAGGAGTTCATCACAATTATGGCACATCTATATATTCCTCTTCAATGTTTGCTCTCCGTTCTGCATAAATAGCTTTCTGGGCGGCTCCCCAGGCAATGCACTGTTCACGCCAGGCATCAAAGTCCTCAAACTCCTGCTGCTTTTTAGCAGAGATTGTTTTACCGTTTGCTTTTTTAACAGCGTTCACAATGAACATCTCTCTATTGTCAGCATTATACTTTTCCTTAATTTTCTCTGCAACCCTGTTCCTGGGCAAAGATAGAAGAAAATAAAATTGAAAAGAAAATTAAAATCTTTTTCATTTTAATTCCCCTCCACATATAGCTCATAATATGATGTGCCGCTTGCATCGTTCTGAATATAGATCTTGGATTTGCTTGCATCCTTCCAGAATTGTTTCCACATATTAGCCTGTACTAATTTAGGGTTTTCCATATTTTTTGAGGTAAAGGAAACTTTTATTGCGCCCACATAAACCGTAACTGTAGCTTTATAGTAGTAGCTTATTGCTGACAAATCAACGGAATCGATTTCGGTTGATACCGATGTTGAATCTGTACCGTATTCGTAATCCGTAGCAGCAACCAGCTCTGACGTATTAACTATAAATATATCCGGCGCAGCCGAAGTGCCGTCTGAATGAATGCTGTATTTGTCATAGATATTATAATTTCCTTTTTGCGGTGTCCATCCCTGGGCGTATTGCATCCCGTTAAAACACAAAAGCGCAATAATGCTTACAGATAAAACATTTAATATTCTTTTCATTTCATTAATCAAAGCTTAGTTGTAAAATAAGTTTGTTATTTCCGTGCGGTTGAATTTCGCGCACATATAAAGTTTCAGTCTCAAGCAAAGTAACAGCGTCCCCGTGTGCAACATCAGTAAGATCGCTTTCAGCGCAAATCATATACGGGTTAGCACTTTCAAAATCTATCATATTTATTTTTGCAGCCTGGTATTTATTTTTATAAATGCATTTAATTGTTTTTGCTCCGGATGCGGTTGTAACTACCGCATCCTGTTCGGCTCCGCTGTTAAGCATTAAATCAGCAACATCTTCAGGCATTGTTTCTTACTCTGCCTTTGCTTTTGCTTTAGGGTAGTCAGCCATTTTGGAACTAAGCAGTTGAACCTTGTCAACACCGGCAACCTTCACTTTACTGCCAGCTTCGCAAAATGTAGCTGCTTTTTGTCCGTCCTGTTTAACCCGTCCGCCCTTAAGCATTACGAGTTCTTCAACTTCTTCGAACTTTTTCTGAGTCATTTCGAATTCTCCGTTATTATAAATTGAACTTGATTTTATTATTGTAACCATTTTTATAATCCATCCCTGCCTTTAGTGGCAGGGATTAAAATGAGATTAAATTTAAAAACTAATTAACGCCTTCAGCAACAGAAAGAGATTGCGGATATTCTAAATAAATATCGGCTGCGTGCAATGCTCTCAGTTCAACATCCCCGGCATCCCAACCAGTACCGTAAGGATTAGAAGAAAGATCGATGTAGCCCCATTCAAGCAAATAAATTGCTGACATTACACCGTAGAACAGATCGCCTTCATCAATCTGGTTTGATTCAAAAAGTTTGCGTGCGAGCATAACGTTATCATCATTAAGCAGGAATGCGGGATAGTTAAGAGCAATAGGTTTATCCTGAAGCACGCCGGCAGTAACAGGGTTAGCAATCCAGCTTACAGCTCCAATTTCAGCATTGTCTGCAAGTATCTCTTTCTTAATTGCAATAGCTTTGGATCTGTTGAACCCGGCACCATCAGAAGCGTGAACGCCGGTAACATTCTTAATGCCTGTTGGCTGGTTATCTGCTCCGGTACCATAGCCAATAGCGCGGTCAATACCGCGTTTAATTGCACCATAAAGCTTGCGATTTAAGTAAGGCTCGTTAACATATTCGCTCTGCAACAACATCGCCCTGGAAATTGACGTTTTGGCGCCAATGAATTTTGGAGTAGCGTTTGTGCGTGAATACATAATTCCGCCGCCTGTAGGATGACCGGACTCTGCAACCCAGTAATAGCCAAGCTCATTTAGCTCACGTATAAAAGGAACATCACCGGACATCCCGGGCATAAAGGTAACGCCGCCATTTAAGAAAGCAGATGTTGCCTGTAGAAATTCAACAAAGCTTTTTGAAGTTGCAACTTCGTTAACTGTGTAGCCGCCTGAAGCGGGAGTAGTTACATTCTGATAAGTTCTTTGTGTGCGTTCACGTTTGTTGCCAAGCAGGTTTGTTGGAATAAGAATTCCCTTGCCTGTATGATTAACTGCTCTTTTTAAAGTAGTAGAAACTTCTAATTCAATACCGTCAAGCTTACCATCAATAGCGCCAAGCACAGCGCGGCTTAAGCTATATCTCTTCTTATCGTTCTCAGATAAATCAAGATGAGCTTCAGGTGTCCTGGTTGCTTCAGGTTTCTTCATTTCTTCCCTGCAGAAATTATAAAATTCCAGTTCGGTTTTTCCCTGCTGTACAAACTCATCAGCTTTTTCATCAAGGTTTAAGTGCTGTACATTTCTCTGAAGATCCTTTGCCATCATTCTGATTCCTCTCACTCTTAAGGTTTCAGTTTTTTCGGCATCTCTCTTAGCATCTTCAAGTATTTGCTTTTTCTGTTCGTCGGTTAATTCAGGCATTTTATTACTCCTATTTTGATTTATTAAAATTTTTATATTGCTTCCGTTTTCTCTGTTGAATTTTTCAATTGCATCAGGAATGTTATCGTCTTCAACTGCAATTGGGATTACAACCGGTTCATTATCCTTGGATCTTCCAAGCCCAACTTTCGGATCCGCACCATCAGGTGTATTGCAGGTATGTATCGGCTCCCAATCCATTATTCTGTAATAAGATACATCGTCCACTTCTTTTTCAAACCGGATTTCAAAAATGTCATAATCGATAGAAACGTTTCTACGGATGTTATCCACTACATCATTGAATATTTCTACAGCCCTTGCAGTGTTCTTTGAAAACCTTACGCCAACACGCAGCTTCCTTTCGTTTGCATCTAACCAGGCCTTTTCAATTATTCCAATCTGGTCACCCCAATGCCCGTCACGGTGTGCAGCGCCATCCGTAATTCTTGCCATTCTTATAGACGTAGAACTATGGTCCAGAATTTCATAGCCAAACCATCTTAACACGGGTGTTTCAGATGAAACAGAAAATTCTGCGTACATTTTTTCTTTATCTATAGTTGATGAATCAACTGCCATTTCCCTGTTAAGATGTCTTAAGTTAGGTTCGGTGTTCAATTTCTTTTTAATGTCATCAATTGTCATCGGCATAATTAACTCGCTAATTTTATTATGTTTCTGTTTGTATTGTTTTCATCGGCTTTATTGCCGCCGTCGTCAACTTCGTTCGTTTGTTTATTTGATGTTGCATCCCAACCGGATATATCAACGCCGTATTTATCTGCAAGCTTTTTAGCGCGTGCAAACCCGCGGAAAATATCTTCAAGGTCCTCTCCTGTTTCTGCAGTTGCGGTAAACGGATTTTTAATTTTAAATTTTATCGCTTCGCTATTTGCCTGCACGTCGGCACGCGGATCCACCCACGGCCACCGGCGCCCCTGCCATTTATGCTTTCTGTACTCATTAAGTTTTGCGTAAGGTTTATTAATCGCTTTTGCAAGAAGAGCATTTCTCAGAAACGCATCAAACACAGGTTCAAGAAATAACAACCTGAATAATGTCTGTTCACACATCCAGTTATCGCGCTCATTCAAAAGTCCGGACCGCATAGAAGAAAAATTGACGCCTTCAAGATCATTTGCAAAACTGTTATAGCTTAATCCTAAACCGGTTGCAATTTTACGCAGCATACTTTTTAAAAATGGCGAAAGCTTTGAAAGGGCGAAAAATATCACCATGGCGGTT